TCATTCAATTCTGCATTAATAGGCTTAATTGTTGATGAGTGGGAAATACCATCGGGGACAATCCAGTTAATTGTCCCCTTACCGATAAAAGATTTTTCAGATACTTTTGTGTCCCCTGAAGGTAAAGCCCAATAATATTTGTTTGGTTCATCCATGAAAACAAGCTTTTTGGGTTCTTTTACGTTAAGGATTCCCGCAAGTGCTCGTCTTTTTGAGATTAAGTCATATCTTAAAATAAACGGCATTGGTATAGTATTTTCATTGTATGAAGTAGTTAAATATTCTTTTCCCTTCACACCATCTCCAGTTTTTGCGAGTTTGACTTCTCTCTCAGCACCTAGATTTCTTTGAAAATCGCTCAAAACTGATAAATACTCGGTGATATCATAACCATCAAAAAAAACTTGTAGCATAATTACTCATACCTCCTTGCGACTCTCTGAATATAGGATTGCTGATCTAATTCTTCCTTGGTGAAAACAGCAGTTTGTTCTGCCCAAGCTTTTCCATCTGTTTCGATAGTATTTTTTAATACAATGTAATCGGGTTTTGAATTTTGTGTGTCTTGTTTATTAAATATATTTTTAATGATTTGGTTTGCAGGATCAATTGCATTGGCTTTTGAAACACCTGAAGCAAGTTCTGGTGCCAGTCTTCCATTAATCAATGCATCCATTGCTGGTATTTTACTAGGTATATTTGCTACTAAATCGTTAAAATAGTTTGAATCAAACTCGGATTCTATACCCTTTTGCAACTCATTAGCCCATGTAGAGACATCTGACTTAACTTCAGAAAAACCGTTTATAAGTCCTTCTTTTAAGCCACTAACTAAGGCTAACCCATTTTCAATAAGAACTTTTTTATCATATGGAATAGGTCCTTTTAAACTTGCTATCGTATCCGCCCATCCGGATACAGTTCTTTTTACATTCTCAAATCCAGACATCAATCCACTTAATAAACCATCAACCAATGCAATACCATTGTTAATCAACGCACCACCTGGTAATGCGCCGATTAAAGCGTTTAATAGATTGGCGCCTGCCTCTCTCATAGCTGATTGGTTATTACGAATATTATTAGCTAGCCCATTTACCAATGTAATACCGGCTTTAAATAATCGATCCTGTGCTCTTAGGATCCCTCTAACAGTGGCATCTACAATATCCATACCTGCACTGACGATTCGATCAATGTTGTTAGCAATACCTTTTAAAATTTGAACAATTAGATTTACACCTGCATTAATTACATCTTGAGCTTTTGAAGCCAATCCATTTATGAACTGAACAATTAGATTAAGAGCTGCAGAAACGATATCAGGCATCTTGGAAGCTAAACCATTCAAGAAATTAATTAAAAGGTCCGCTCCTGCAGATACAATACTTGGCAACTGTCCTGATAATGCTGTAAGGAACGTCACAATCAGTGTGCCAACAGCAGCTACTAGATCTGGAAGCTTTTGGGCAATACCATCAAGAATAGCAATTATTAGAGACATCCCAGCTACAACTATTTCTGGAACATGCTCTGTCAATGCAGTTAACCATGTTACTATCAAAGTCGCCGCCGATTCTATCAGGGCTGGTAGTTGCTCAGTGATGCCATCCA